CAAATCGCTGGATTCTGCGAAGGTTGTAGCCCACCTCGAGACTGATCCCGAAGCCTTCCGCACTTGCATGCTGTTTGACCAGCTTACGTTGGAAGGGACAGTGTGGCGTGAGGTCAAGAAGGATTTGACGTTCGACGAAATGTCGGCCATCTGTGTGGAAACCGTCAAGAGGAACCAGACCGTAGGTGGTGAGGTTATCCAGGACCGTCGAGACTACTTCGCGCGTAAGGTTGCCCAGGCTACAGGTGTAGCTGAGGTATCCAGTGATGAAGTTTTTCTTCGGTACGTGGAGGAAACTACACGGCCCGCATACATGTCGACCGGAAAGAACTGGAGATGGCCTCTGGGCAATGGAATGAGGCACATTCCGTTGCACCTCGCCATGTCTCAGTGGGTGAAGAACTACCCTGCCCAGGAGCTGAGGAACACCTGCATGGAAAAGTTTTACCAGCCCGATGCGATAAAAAGACTCTACACGCAGATGCTGCTCGCCGCGAAATGTATCCAGGTGTCACCCGGGTTTGAACATCAAGCGGTGTCATCCTGTGTGGGTGTCTTCGTTGGTAAAATGGAAGGCTTGGATGAACTTGCGGTTGAGTCGGAACTTGACCTACTGGACATGACTCGTAGGGGAGAGTTCCGCATCTGCATGGAGTGTCATCATAAGGATCCTAGCCTCGCAGAGACTTGTGCGACCCTTGTAAGCGACCTTGCTGTGAACTATACAATCTACACAGCGGGCATCCGTGTCGGACGACCAGAGAAGCCGGAAGAGCAACAAACATGGAGGAGTTATATGAAATTCTGGATCTGGTGCATCAATCTTGGTGTGCTCAGTACCCTTCTGATCATGGCCTTCAAGTGGTTATTCCGAACACTCACCAGGATCAACACAGCGATCTCCAATACCATCACTGGAGCGATCAGCGGAGTTGGTAACTTCTTCGCTGGGGCTCCCACTGGGGTAGCCGAGGTGGCTGTGTGGAAGGATGATGGAGGAGTTTGGCATGCGCGAACATCTGCGTTTGACGATCCCAAGATTACCGAGCACTTCCGGAACGATGAGCGCTTCGTCATACACGGCGATGCAGAAGTTGTCGACATGACGAAGGTGACTGTGATGCATGGAGAAGCGGCGGAGATGGAGCGGACAGGCCAGACAGCTATGGGACTCTTTTCGTTCAGCGATGATAATATCATCACCGACACCGGAGAAACCGTAGGTGAAAGGCGAGGTAAGCAGGAAGCTTACAATGCCGGTGCGGCCCGGTCGCAACAGACAGGCCGGGTAGAGACGTACCAAGCGGGCCAAGCTCGTTCATCG